ATGACTGATCAGAAGACCTACGGGTCACCAGCCGACGCCATCCCGCTATCCGACGCGATTAAGGAATACCTGCCCGCCGAGATGTGGGAGGCGCACGCGCGCGAGACGGAGGCCCGCAAGAACGCGCCGAAGCTGCCCAGCTACCTCAGTATGTCGGTGCGGGAATAGGAGACCGCGAACGCCTCCTACGAGGCCGCCAACCGGACGCGCTCGGCGCGGGCGGATCTGCGCCGCGTCTGGAACGGCATGCTCGCCGCGATGAAGGCGAAGCTGGAGGCCGGCGAGCTCACCGCCTTCGGTCAGGACGATCCGCCCTTCGGCCCGTGGCACGCGATCCCGGCGCCCGCGTGGCGGAAGCTGCGCATCACCAATGTCCGGAAGGGCGAGGCCAGCGTCGGCGCGAACATCGTGCACGACATCCACATCCTGCCGCCCGATGCCGAAGAGATCACGCGTACCGGCGTGCCGGGCTGCCCGACCAAGGGACGGGACATCATCGCCTACGAGTTCCAGCGCCGCGCTGAGGCCGGTGAGATCGAGGACAGTCTCGCCGCCGAAGCCCGTGCGCTGCAGGCGTGGTACCGCGAGACCTATCCGCGGCGGGATTGTCCCACCACCACGACCATCGTGAACAACCTTCGCGACGCTTGGCGCGCAGTTCGCCTAAGGACTGCGTAATCCCCTGAGATTATTGCTACGGGGGCATTTTCGGGGCGTTTTTTGGGGGGTTGAACGTCGGCTTCTCTCGGGCATCGGCGGCGCGTTGCGTCGCCTGGCACGAAGGAGACGCCGATGACCCACCCCCTTGCATCCGGACGCGCCGAGAGGGCCGCCACCGTCGCCCCGCCCACCGATTTCCTCGACGGCTTCATATCGGAGGAGGAATACGCCGCCCGCCGCGGAGTGTCGCTGCGCACCTGCCAACGCGACCGCCAGCTGCGCCAGTCCACGCCCTTCGTGGTGATCGGCCGGCGCGTCTACTACCGCATCGAGGCGGTGCGCGACTGGCTGCTCGCCCGCGAGCAGGAGGCCTCCCGCAAGCCGAGCGCCCCGCGCGCCGGGAGGGGCCGATGACCGCGCCCGCCACGCTCGCGCCTGACATGATGGTGGGCGCCGCCGAGATCGCCCGCTTCCTCTTCGACTCCGACGAGTTCCGTTTCCAGCGCCGCGTCTACTACCTCTGCACGCGCTCGAAGCGTCCGCTGCCGCATTTCCGGCTGGGCAGCCGCATCGCCACGCGCCGCTCCACGCTGACGGACTGGATCGCCCTGCAGGAGGGCTTCACCAATGCCTGACACTCCCATCCAGTTCACCGGCTCGATCCTCGAACAGCTGGAAACCAAGGTCGCTGCGGAGGCCGCGCACCTGCTGCCCATCGTCCAAGCGATCCGCGATCACGGTGTCGGATTCCTGGTGATCCCCCAGTGCGCGACCGGGCTCCATCGCGGCATCAAGCTGCTGCAGCAGCCCTTCATCGTCATGGTGGGCGACGATACCGACTGCGCGCTCGGCCACGATCAGTATGACAGCAGGGCGCTCGACCGGCTGATCGGGATGGCCGACGGCGTCGCCATCGTCTCCTGCGCCCCGCCGCCCGAGGCCTATTCCAGCATCGCCCTGATGGCCATGGCGCAGCGCAACGGGCTGATCATCGAGACCCGGCCCGAGCAGGAGATCGCCTGGACCAACCGCGTGAAGGCGGTCTCTCCCGAAGTGCCGATCCTGCTCTGCACCGTGAAAGGGCCGCAGCAATGACGGTGCAGGGCGACCCTCTCGACTTCAACGGCACGCCACCCGGTAGCCACGCCCATGCTGCCACCCGAATGTCCGCCGCCCAGCTGGCCGACATGCTGGCGGACCGCATCGCGGACCTGGCCCGCGAGTTGCTGGGGGAGCCGAACCGGGAGCTTTCCAGCGCGCAGACCCTGCGCTTCGGTACCAAAGGCAGCGTCGCCGTGGAAGTCGACGGCGCGAACAAGGGCCGCTGGTATGACCACGAGCACGGCGCCGGGGGCGCGGGGCTGGAGCTGATCGGCTATCGCCTCGGGCTGGACGACAAGGCCGCGTGGAACTGGGCGCGGTCATGGCTGGGCGAACCGGACGCCGGTCCGTCGTGGACGGCGACGCCGCCAGCGGCGCCCGCGCATTCCGCCTCGGGCTCGGCCAGGCCGAAGGAGCCGACGCCCGAGGAAGGCGCCGCGAAGGTGGCCGAGATCGTGCGCCGAACCGAGACGCTCGTCTCGACGCCGGTTCTCGCCTACCTGCGCCACCGTGGGATCACCGCCACGCCGCCTGACTGCATCCGCTATCGCCAATATGCCTTCGGCAAGTTCGGCGCCATGGTCGCGCTCGCCACCGACGAGGCGGGCGAGGTGCTGGCGATCCAGCAGGTCTATCTGACGGCAGAGGGGCGGAAGGCCCGGGTCAAGGTGGTCAAGCGCACCAACAAGGCCGTCGATGGCTGGGCCGCGAAGGCCGCCGTGCGTCTCCCCGGCCGCGAACCGCTGATCGTCTGCAAGGGAGTCGAGACCGCGCTCTCGATCTGGCAGGCGACCGGACAGGAGACCTGGGCCTGCCTCGGCATCTCGAACATCGGCTGCGCGCCCGTCCCCGAGAACGCCACAGTGATCATCGCCCGCGACGGCGAACTGCCCGGCAGCAAGGCCGAGGGTCAGATGACTCGCGCCGCGAGCCAGCTCGCGCATCGCGGCATGACCGTTCTGATCGCCACCCCGCCCGAGGAACAGGACTTCAACGATGTGCTGGTCCGCGAGGGCGAAGCCGCCGTGCGCGACCGCATCGAGGCCGCCGAACGCTTTTGTGCCGAGGAGGTCGACACCGAACGGAAGCGGCTCTTCATCGGCTCGGACGTGGAGATGTCGCGGCGCGTGCGCGAGGATCTGACGGAACGCCTCGGGCGCATCGTCCATGCCGAGGGCGAGTTCTGGCGCTACGGCGGCACCCATTGGGAGGCGATCCCCGATCATGAGTTGCGCCTGCCGGTCCACGCCTATGACGGCGCCGGGTTCCTCACGCCCGCGGGCGAGCCCTCGAACGTCAAGCTGACCAAGAGCCGTGTCGACTCGGTCCTGCACGAACGCGCCGCGCTCTGCGCCGAGCCCGAATCCTTCGAAAAGCCGCCCTCGGGCATTAACTGCGCCTCGGGCTTCATCCGCTTCGACGCGGAGGGAGTGCCGCACCTTGAGCCGCATCACCGCGAGCATCGGTGCCGCCACACGCTGCCCAGCCATTGGCAGCCCGGCGCTTGCGGCACATCCCCCGCAGTATCGCTGCTGGCAAGGCAGCTCGCGGGCAGCTTCAAGGGTGACCCCGACGCCGAGGCGAAATGCGCGCTGCTCGCGGAGGTCTGCGGCGCGGCGGCGCTCGGCTACGCCACAAGGCTGATGCAGCCGCGCGCGGTGGTGCTGCACGGCAAGAGCGCCGAGAACGGCAAGAGCCAGGTGCTCCAACTGGCCTGCGACCTCCTGCCTGAAAGCGCGATCTGCTCCGTTCCTGCCTCGAAAATGGGCGACGAGCGGCATGTCATTGGCCTCGTCGGCAAGCTGCTCAACGCCTCGAACGAGCTCTCGGCCGAGGCCATCGCGTCCGACACCTTCAAGGCGGTCGTCACCGGCGATCCCATCGAGGGGCGCGACGTCTACAAAAGCCGGGTCGAGTTCCGCTCCGTGGCGCAGAACCTCTTCGCGGCGAACCAGCTGCCGAGCTTCAAGGGCGGCGTGGACCGGGGCGTGCAGCGCCGCCTGCTGCTGATCACCTTCACGCGGACGATCCCGCTGGAGGAGCGCGTCGAGGACATCGGCAAGCGTATCGCGGCCGAGGAACCGGACCTGCTGCTGGCATGGGCAGTGGAGTGCGCATCGCGGCTGATCCGCCAGCGCAACTACGCGATCCCGCAGAGCTGCCACGAGGAACTCCTCGAATGGGTGCTGAGCGAGGATCCCGTCGCCGCGTGGGTGGATGCCTGCGTGAAGGTCGTGCCCATCGTGAACGGCGGGCCGACCATCGCCACGCGCGACGCCCACCTGCGCTTCCAGAACTGGGCGCTGGCCGAGGGTTACAAGCCCGAGAAGCTGCCCGCCATCAACGGCTTCGTCCAGCGCGTCCAGGCCCGCGTGGCCGGGATCCAGCACAAGCGCACCAGCTCCGGGCGGTTCTTCGTCGGGCTGACGGTGACGCAATGGTGACGCACCAAACGGGCGATTTGGCCTCTAACCCATTGAGAGTGTTGAGATGACGCACTTGGGCTCAAACATTTTGATAACGGGGAAATCCATCTTCCCAATCATCATCCCGTTCCCCCCTATTCAAAAGGATGCCGGGGGATGTGCGTCATCTCAACACTTTCAGGGACTTGCGCCCGAAACCCCGTCATTCCTGCGTCACCGCCGCGTCATTCGAGGCGCCGAGCGCACCCGCCCGAGGCGCAGTCAAGCCGGAAGGATTGGGAAAGCGGCGGTTCCTCCTGCGCACATTCGTATGTGGGGACCCGCAGCGCATTGCGTCGCCAGCGTGAGGGCCGGTCATGCCTAAACTCGACGGGACCGAAACCAAGACCGCCTTCGCCGCCCGCGTCGGGCTGACCAAGGGGCGCATCTCGCAACTGGTGGCCGAGGGGCTGCCGTTGCGCAGCGACGGGCGGATCGACGTGGCCGAAGGGCTCGCCTGGATCGAGTCCAATCTCGACCCCGCCCGGCGCTACAAGGGAGGGGCTCCGACCGCCACCGCCCGCACCGCCACGCTGGCCGAAGCGAAGCGGCTGCACGAGATCGTCAAGGTCCAGGCGCCCGGCTGGCCTTCGAGCGCGAACAGGGCAAGCTGGTCGACGCCGACGAGGCGCGGCGCACGGTGTTCGCGCGCGCCCGTGCCGAACGCGACGCGCATCTCGCGTGGGTCCAGCGCACGGCGCCCCTGCTGGCGGCCGAACACGGCGCCGATCCCCGCGCAACCTTCGCCGCGCTCGACCGGATGATGCGCGAGCGTCTCGAACACCTGGCCGACCTGCCACTCGGGAGCTTCGGTGATGGTGCCTGACATCGATCGCGCCTGGCGGCGCGGCATCCGCCCCGAACCGCCGATCCCGGTCTCTGACTGGGCGGATCGGCACCACATCCTTCCGTCCACTTGGGCCGAGCCGGGGCGATGGCGCTCCGACCGCACGCCCTACCTGCGCCCTGTGATGGACGCCCTGTCCACCGCGAGCCCCTACGAGCGCGTCGTGTTGATGAAGGGCGCGCAGACCGGCGGGTCGGAGGCCGCGCTCAACTGGCTCGGCTACATCATCCAGAACGCGCCCGGCATCGCGATGCTGGTTATGCCCTCGCTCGACATGGTGCGGCGGAACCCGACCGTCCGCATCGACCCGTTGGTCGAGGCGACGCCAGCGCTCCGCGAACTGGTAGCCGCGACCCGCTCCCGCGACGCCGGGAACAGCCTGTTCCGCAAGCCCTTCCCTGGCGGCCAGCTGGTTATGACCGGGGCGAACAGCGCGGTGGGGCTCCGCTCGACGCCCGTGCGCTACCTGTTCCTGGACGAGGTTGACGGCTATCCAGGCGACGCCGATGGCGAGGGCGACCCCGTCGATCTGGCCATCCAGCGCACTGCACTGCGACCTTCCGGGGGCGGCGCAAGATCTACATGGTCTCCACGCCCACGCTGAAGGGCCATTCCCGCATCTAGGCCGCCTTCGAGCACAGCGACCGGCGCTTCTACCACGTCCCCTGCCTGCATTGCGGCGACATGGCCCCGATCACCTGGGCGCGCATCCGCTGGCCCGAGGGGCGGCGCGACCAGGCGCATATGGTCTGCGAGGCCTGCGGCGGCATCCACCACGAGCACGAGAAGCCCCGCCTGCTAGCCGCGGGCGAACGGCGCGCGACGGCCGAGGGCGACGGCCGCACCGCGGGCTTCCACCTCTCCGCGCTCTATTCCCCGTGGGAGACATGGGCCGAGATCGCCGCCGAGCGCGGCCGCGTCCGCAAGGATCCCGCGCGCCTGCAGGTTTGGGTCAACACCAAGCTGGACGAGTCCTGGGAGGACCAGGCGGGCGACACCGTTCCGGCCGACCCGCTGATGGCGCGGCGCGAGGACTGGGGCGAGGCGCTGCCCGCCTCCGCCGCCGTGTTGACCGCGGGCGTCGACGTGCAGGGCGACCGAATCGAGGTGCAGATCCTCGGCTGGGGCCGCGACGAGGAGGCGTGGGTGATCGACTACCGCGTGATCTGGGGCGACCCGTCCGGGCCGCGCCTCTGGTCCGACCTCGACATGGTGCTGCAGGCGACCTTCCCGCATCCCGCCGGGCTCGATCTGCCGGTGCGCGCCGCCGCCATCGACACCGGCGGCCACCACACCAAGATGGCCTACGAGTTCTGCCGCACCCGCCTCGCCCGCCGCATCTGGGCGAACAAGGGCCGCGGCGGGCCCGGCATCCCCGTCTGGCCGCGCCGCCCGACGCGCACGAACAAGGGAAAGGTCCCGCTCTTCATCGTCGACGTCGATGCGGTGAAGGACGCCGTCTACGCCCGCCTGCGCCTGACCGAGCCCGGGCCCGGCGCGATCCACTTCCCGCGCCGCCTCGACGCCGATTACTTCCGCCAACTCACCGCCGAGCGCGTCGTCACCCGCTTCGAGCGCGGACGGCCCATCCGCTCCTGGCAACCCAAGCGCGACGGCGAGCGCAATGAGGCCCTCGACACCTTCGTCTACGCCCACGCCGCCCTGCACGGGCTGATCAGCATGGGGCTCAGGCTGAACGAGGAGGTGGAGGGGGTGGCGTCGGCGCCGACGCGATCCGGTGTCGAGGCTAAGCGCGTGATCAGATCAGCGTGGATGAAGTAGACCTTTCCTCTGCCGCTCTTAGGTTTTTTCAGGACACTTATTCTGCGGCCGCTGATGGAACTGCGTTTGCTCGATTGTGACGCGCGTCGAGGTTCTTTAGCCCTTCAACGAGTTCGTATTGCCGTGCACTGTTTACCAGACCATCTGCTTCAAGGAACTCGACCTGCTTGGCGATGTAGTCCCTGAACACTGGATCTGCATCAGTGCATATGCTGTTACGCCCTTCTTGAATTGCGACACGCGCCGTCACGCCACTGCCGGCGAAAAAATCCAAAACGGTAGAGCCCGGATAAGAAAGCGCACGAACTAAGCGTTCAATCACAGCTGCGGGCTTCTGTGTCGGATGACCAACACGCTCGCGCGAATTTCCATTCAGGCGCGACATCCGCCAGACGTTTGTCGGGTTCCTGCCTTTTTCGACAGACTCTGGATTGAGCCGCTTGTCCTTCATGTATGCCGCTTTAGTTTCCTCATCGTACGGTTCACGAACGGCATCAAGATCGAAGAAGTATTTCTTGGTTCTTGCGAACCATGCAATCTCCTCATGTCGGCTGGCAAAAAACCTTTGCGCGCTCATGCCATTCGGATAATTCCAAATGATTAGGTTCGCAAGTAGCATTTTGCTATTTCCTCGCATATGGGAAATGATGGAAAGCAAATCTCCTGATCCGGCCTCACCTTGATATTGCAGCCCACCAAATATTGCGATGCTACCAGTGGGAGCAAGAACGCGCTCCGCCTCAGCTAGCCATTGACTTGCCCAAGAAAGGTAGTCGACGCGATCATCCCAATCGGCCAGCATGATGTTATATGGAGGGTCGCAGATAATTAGCTGGACCGAGCCATCGGGCAGCATCGCCAGCGTATCAAGGCAATCTGCGACGTCGAAAACGTGCCTAGTACTCTGGGCTGGACTGATGGAAAGAGAACTCTCTGAAGAGTGCTTGCCACCTGCTTTGCGCAGCGCATTCATTGCGCGGTGCCCAGCGTTGCGATGTGATCGATTAGCCATCTATAAGCCTGCCTTCATGCTCTGCGTATTTGGTCCTCGGAACTTAGGGCACTTATCTCCAGTGTAGTCCAGGATTTCATCCGCCGATTACAACCAGGTCATCGGCGATCACGCGAAGCGATGTTTGAGCGACATCGATCATCACTTCGCCCATCTCTCCCGCCTTCCATGGGTCTGCCTTGCAGAAGAGTGAAGCAACTTGAACCATGTGCTCCACGTCTCCTGCTTTGACAAAAATATTCTCACAGTAATTTCGATTGATGTCACGCCCAAGGCTGCTCGCGGTGACACGATCGATCCGGTTAAGCATGCCAGAATTATGCACTACCCTAACCACTCGGCCGTCGGGCCGTTCAACATCAAAGGACTCCGTTGCAAAGTTCGAGCCTTGAAGAAAAACAACATAGGGAAAGTGGCGCTCGTCAAGCATATAGTTCCTAATTTCCAGAACATTCTTATGCATTCGTTCGATTGCGTTTCCGGCTGCCATGAAATCTTGGTCTTTGTTTTTTCCCTGAAGAACCCCAGCGCGAATTTTCTCGACATCATTCCCTTGGTGCTTCGACTCACCAACCAGGATGATGCGCCACCTGTCGTGTCGGTCGAGCACCTCAGTGATCCCGCCATCGGGTCGAATGCTTGCACTCTCAACGAATAAAGCTTGCCCGAGCCTCGGATCGAAGCCTTGGAGCTTCTCGTTCATTTCCCTTTTGCTCAGCGAGATCCGATGTCTGAATTCGAGGTCTGGGAACTGTTCAGCCAACTTCGCCAGAACGCCTACCATAACTTCGCGGATGGACAGGTCATGCTTCTGGGCGGCCGCCCCGAAAATGCTCAGCGGCCCACCGCCAAGTTCTTGCTGAACCCCCAGCCTCAGCGCTTGCCCCTTGCCCTTGAACTGAACCTCGCCCGCCACTTCGGCCCTCCAACATACACGATCTAGGGGCCTTGGTATCAGACGGCACTACCACAAGATAGAGGGGATCGCCGCCGGAGCGTTTGTGACCAGCGGCAAGCCGATAAGGTTTGAAGCAGCGCAAACGCCGCATCTCTGCGAAAGTCTCAACAAGATTCAGGCGCACAGTCGCCAGGTTGAAGTATTCCCAAACATTCCCAATAGCTTGAGGGTCGGTTTTGGGCGATTCTGCCGCGCATGCGGACCTTCCTCCATCGTCTTCTCAGCCTCGCGCGGGCTCGCGACTTCGACGCTGCGGGTGGCGGACGGCGTTGGGAGGGGGCGCGGACGGTCGACGGGCTGAACGCGGCGATCCTGGCGGGCGCGACCACGGCGGCGCATCGGGCCGGGTGGTATGCCCGCAACAACCCGTGGGTCGCGGCGGCCGTGGACAGCCTGGTCGGCAACGTCGTCGGCGCCCGGATCAAGCCGCAGTCCACGCAGCCCGACCGCGCGGTACGCGAGCGGCTGCAGGCGCTCTGGCTGCGCTGGACCGATCACGCCGCCCCGGACGGGCTGGCGGATTTCTACGGGCTGCAGGCCATGGCCGTGCGCGCGATGGTCGAGAGCGGCGAGAACTTCGCGCGGCTTCGCGTCGCCAGCGGGGCCTCCAGCATTCCCCTCCACCTGGAGCTTCTGGATCGCGAGCAGGTTCCCATGGACCTGCACCGCGAAATCGGCGGCAGGGCGCGGATCCGTGCGGGCATCGACTTCGATGCCGACGGTCGCCGGGTCGCCTACCGGGTCTTGTCCTCCCGCCCGGGCGATCCGCTGGGGTCTCTCCGCATGGACCCGCTCCGCGTCCCCGCCGCCGATTGCCTGCACCTGTTCAAGCCGCTGGCCGCGGGCAAGCTGCGCGGGATCACCTGGCTCGCGCCGGTGCTGCTGCGGCTGCACGAGCTTGACCAGTTCGAGGACGCCGCGCTGGTGAAGGCCAAGGTCGCGGCGCTGTTCACCGGGTTCATCACCGATCCGGACGGCACCGCAGGCGGGCTCTCGGGCGCCAACACCGGCGGCGCGCTGACCGTCGGCATGGAGCCCGTAAGCCTGATCCCGCTGCCGCTCGGCACGGACATCCGCTTCTCGAACCCGACCGAGCACGATGCCTATGCACCCTTCGTGAAGAACCACCTCCGCGCCGTCGCGGCCGGGCTCGGCCTGCCCTACGAGCTGGTCTCGGGCGACCTGGAGGGCGTCACCTATTCCTCGATCCGGGCGGGGCTGATCGAGTTCCGCCGCCGCGTCGAGCAGCTTCAGCACAACGTGGTCGTGCATCTGTTCTGTCGCCCTGTCTGTGAGCGGTTCGTGCGGCTGGCGGTTCTGACCGGCGATCTGCCCGCGCGGGACTTCGACCGGAACCCGGAGGCGTATCTCGGCTGTGAATGGCTGCCGCCGAAGTTCGACTACGTCGATCCGATGAAGGACGTGCAGGCCGAGATCATGGCGATCGGCGCGGGGCTGAAGAGCCGGTCCCAGGCGATCTCCGAACGCGGCTATGACGCCGAACAGGTGGATGCCGAGATCGCGGCGGATCACGAGCGCGCGGAGGGGCTGGGGCTCGCCTTCGGCCAGACGGCGGCTCCGCAGCAGAAGGAGGCGGCCGATGGCTGACATCGTGGAACTGCTCACCCGCCGCGCGACGCTCGCGCCCGCGACGGTCGATACTGAGGCCCGCACCGTCGAAGTGGTCTGGTCCACCGGCGCGCCGGTGCGCCGCCGCGAAATGGCAGGCCAGTACATCGAGCGGCTGAGCCTCGCGCCCGAAGCTGTCGACCTGGCACGATTGGAGGGTGCCAGCGTCCTCGACGCGCACCGGCAGACCGCCGTCCGCGACGTGTTGGGCTCCGTCCGCAGCGCTGCCGTGGATGGAAAGCGCGGCACCGCGCTCATCCAGTTCTCGGCACGGCCAGAGGTGGAGCCGGTCTGGCAGGACGTGGTGGCCGGCATCCTCCGGCATATCTCGGTCGGCTACTCGGTCGAGGACTGGGCCGAGACCACCGAGACCGGCGCGCGTGCTGACCGCCGTCCGCTGGACACCTCACGAGATTTCCCTCGTGCCGACGCCCGCCGATCCCGGCGCCCATATTCGCATGGAGACAGAGATGACCGACACGACCACCCGAGAGGCCGCCGACACGGCGCCCACCACCGAGACCCGCGCCGCGGCGAACGCCGAGATCCGCTCCATCGCCCGCATCGCCGGGCTCGACCAGTCGTGGATTGACCGGCAGATCGATGGAGGCGCGGATCCCGACACCGCGCGCCGCGCGGCCTTCGAGGCGCTGGCGAAGCGGTCTGCGCCGTCGATCCGCACCGAACAGGTCCGCGTCGAGATGGGCGAGAGCCAGGACGACCCCGCGCTGCGCGCGCGTCAGATGGGCGAGGCGCTCTACGCCCGGATCAACCCGCGCCACGAGCTGAGCGAGCCCGCCCGACGCTATGCCTACTCGACACCGGTGGACATGGCGAAGGAACTGCTGACGCTGCGCGGCGAATCCACCATGGCGCTGTCGTCCGCGAGCCTCGTCACCCGGGCGCTGCACACCACCTCGGACTTCCCGATCATCCTCGGAGACACGGTGGGCCGCGTGCTCCGCGACGCCTACCAGGCCGCGCCCTCGGGCATCCGCCGCCTCGGCCGTCAGACCACGGCGCGGGACTTCCGCGCGGTGAACAAGATCATGCTTGGCGAGGCGCCGCTGCTGGAGAAGCTGAACGAGCACGGCGAGATCAAGGCCGGGACGATGGCAGAGGCGCGTAAGGCCTACAAGGTCGAGACCTGGGCGCGGAAGATCGGCATCCCCCGGCAGGTGCTGGTCAACGACGACCTCGGCGCCTTCGCGGACCTCGCCCGCCGCATGGGCCAGGCCGCGGCCGAGACCGAGGCGCGCATCCTCGTCACCCTCCTCGAGGCGGGCAGCGGCAACGGCCCGACCATGTCGGACGGCAAGACGCTGTTCCACGCCGACCACGGCAACAAGGCGGGCACCGGCGCTGCGATCTCCGACGCGACGCTATCTGCCGCCCGGCTGGCGCTCCGCACGCAGAAGGGCATCGAGGACCGCACCATCCGCGTGACGCCGCGCAACCTTCTGGTCCCGCCCGCGCTGGAGACCACCGCCGAGAAGTGGCTGGCCAGCATCGCGCCCGCGACGGCGGCCGATGTGAACCCGTTCTCGGGCTCGCTGTCGCTGGTGGTCGAGCCGCGGCTGTCCTCGGCCACGCGCTGGTACGTCACCGCTGACCCCAGCGAGATCGACGGGCTGGAGTTCGCCTATCTCTCGGGCGCGGAAGGCCCGCAGGTCGAGAGCCGCTCGGGCTGGGACGTGGACGGCGTGGAGATCCAGGTGATCCGCGATTTCGGGGCCGGGTTCATCGACCACCGCGGCTGGTTCATGAACGCCGGGGCGAAAGCATGGCCAACCTCGCCCAGCTCACCGCCTGGCGGGACGCACTGATGGCCGCGCGCTACCGGGGCGTCCGCACCGTCGAATACGACGGCAAGCACATCACCTGCGCGAGCGATGGCGAGATGGCCGCCGCGCTTGCGGACCTCAACCGGCAGATCGCAGGGGCGACCGACCGCATCTCGGTGGTCCGCATCCAATTCTCGAAAGGGTTCTGAGATGAAGAACTACCTCCAGAATGGCCACATCTTCCGCGTCACCACACCCGCGGGCGGCGTCGCCTCGGGCGACGCGCTGCTCGTCGGCAGCATCTTCGGCATCGCCGCCTATTCCTCGGCCGAGGGCGACCCGGTCGAGCTCTCGACCACCGGCGTGTTCCAGCTGCCGAAGGCCAGCGCCGCGGTGCTGACGGTCGGCGCGCGCGTAGCGTGGGACAACACGGCGAAGGAAGTGACCACCCCGGCGGCCGGGCGCTTCCCCATCGGCGCGGCGGTCGAAGCCGCCGAGAGCGGCGTCACCAGCGTCTCCGTGCGGCTGGATGGGATCGCGACGGCGGCGGCGTGATCGCGCGGGCAAATCACGTTGGCGGCTACAACGCGCTCGCATTTCCAGTTTCGGCTGCCATTCCTCGATCCTACTCTGGGCCCGGAAGACGAATCTTTCGGGTCTTTTCATGGACGGCGGAACGACACGAACAGCAAAGGACCTCTCCCGCGAGGAGCTCTATGCGCTCGTATGGGAACGGCTGCTCAATCGTGTCGGCCCGGAACTTGGTCTCGACGGCCCGCGGCTCGCCAAACTCTGCGACAAGCGCCAGGTACCCTATCCGCCTCCGGGATATTGGCAGAAGCAGGCTGTCGGCCGCGCCCCTGCTCCCACGCCTTTGCCCGCGGAAGAGGTGGTTGCCGTTAAGGAACTCGCCCCTCGGACATCGCGCACCCCGCGGCCAACCACCGTAGCATCAAAGAAGTCTCCTGCGGTGGCGCTGCCGAAAGAGGCGCGCGCACCTGAACCTCCGTCCATCATAGACGCCAAGGAGACCGAGAAGGACGACGGGCTGGATCCGCTCGACGGGCTGCACCCGAAGATCAAGGCGTGGATCGCGGAGCACAAGCGGGAGCAGAAGGAGCGCGCGCAGGAGAACCGGCGACAGAGGAACGACGTCTGGTCCTGGGGAAAGTCCCTCCTGGACGATCTCACGCCGCGCGATCTGTATCGCTTCCGGGCCAGCAGCTCGCTCTGCCGCGCCATCGAAGCGGCGGGCGGCCGCGTCAAGGGGGCCGACATTCACGGCAAGCTGACCTTTACCGTCGGGGGGCGAGACATCGAGTGCATGGTGAAGGAGAAGATGTCTCGGCCGATCAAGCGACCGGAAGGAGAAGCCGCGAAGTGGACGGCCTATTCGCATCACCACAATTCGGGCCTGACGTCATCGGGATTCCTTCGGGCGCAGATCAACACATGGCTTCCGGACGAGCAGCCGCAGTGGCTCGAGAGCCCGAGGAAGCCATTCTCCCAGTTGATCCCGGCAATCGTGGAAACGGTCGTGGCGAGCGTTCCGCGCCTGATCGAGTGGGAACGCAAGCGCGAGGAGGACCGCCGTCGCTATGAGGAAGAAGAGCGGCGACGGTGGGAGTTGCGGCGACTCAAGGAAATCGATGACACTCACTGGGCTCGCTTCCGGTCTGCGGCGACGAACTGGCAGGAGAAGCAGCTTCTTGATGCGTTCATCACCGAGCTTAAAGCGCGGCTGGCATTGGAAGGGGATCAAGCCATCGGGGAGAAGACTACCAACGAGTGGCTTGACTGGGCGAAGAACCGCGCCGCGGAACTAGATCCTTTTGCCGAGGGGCTGGCCGGGCTGTTTCGCAATGTGCAGCGTCCGTGAGAACCCAACATGGCTCGGCGCCGCGTCGTGGGGCGTGTTCCCCCTCGGCGTGGAGTTCGTCCGTGATACGTTTCAACAGCGCCGCGTGATCAGCGAGGGCCGTGACATGGCCCCAGTGCATGTCCTCGGGGCTGGCGAAGAAATGGTCGTCGCTGGCGGCGCGGATGCGGTCGAGGGCTGCGTCGATCTCGGCCTTGCGCGCGACGAAGGCCGCGAGGGCGGCTTCGTTGGTCTTCGGCAT